GCCACACCGGCCTCACCGGCAAGGGCGGCGCCACGGCCAAGTGCTACATCTTCTCGGGTGATGCGATCGGCCACCAGATCGACGGCGAGCCGCAGACGCACATGTACTATGAGGAGGAGCAGGACCGCTACGGCACGTGGGTCAAGGTTGTCCACTGCGCCGGCCTCGTGCTCACCCGCGGCGTCTATCGCGCGGTTCACGACGACACCGCCTCGATCGCCTAACACCCAGCAACCAGGAGAACTGAACTATGGCTTATAACTCCGCACGACTGGGGTTGCTGGCGCACAGCGGCGGCCCCCTTGGCATGTCGATCTGGTATTACGACTCCGTCGATGTGACGGGCGACGTTGATACCGCCGGCTACATCTCCGACGCGAAAGAGCGCGGGATGCAGAAGGGCGACATCGTCTATCACCGCATCTGGACGACCGCTGCCCCGACCACGACCGCAGAAATGCAGACCGCGGCGGGCACGGCCAATATCCTGACCGCGATGGGCATTCACGTTGTTCTGGGTCTCAACGCCACGACTGGCGCTGCCGACCTGACGGCTGTGACGGCCCTGACGGTCACGAACTCGGACTGATCACTCATCCCCCGAGTGACGCAAACTGGGCGGGGGCTTCGGCTCCCGCCCTTCATTTTCAGGAGATACAATGGCCAATCCGGTTCGCTGCCCCACCAAGGGCGTCCTCGAAATCGAGCGCGACGGCAAGCAGTTCGGAACCTATGTGGCGACGCTGCCGGTCGGGCATTCGCTCGACGACGTGCTGTCCCCGGAATATTTCGGCCAGATGCAGGCGCGCGGGCCGACCGACAAGCTCCTGCGCGAGGGCGACTTCATCGATGTCCGCCCGTCCGACTGGACCTGGTATGTGCGCCTGATGGTGCGCGCGTGCCTGCCGACTGTGGACAAGGTCATTACCGGCGCCGTGCATGGCCCGATCACCTTCGACGTTGGGACGCTGCCGAAAGGCTGGTCGATGAAATACATGGGCATCGAGCGGAAGTGGACGATCTTCTACCGCGACGTGGAGAAGGCCGCGATGTTCCGTTCGGCGGAGGCGGCGCGCGAGAAGATCATCGAGCTTGGCGGCGAGCCGGAAGAGGCTGAGGCTGATCCTGCTCCGAAAAAGCGAGGTCGCCAGCCGCGTGCCGCAACAGATACGCAGGTCGAGACTGAGGCGGCCTGATGACCACGCAGCTTGATGTCTTCAACGACGCGCTGGAGTGGCTGGGCGAACCGCCCACGACCGATCCGGACGAAAGCACCGAGTGGGTCACGCGCATCCGCAATGCGTATGACCGCGAGGTGCGGAAGATGTTCGAGCTGCACACCTGGAACTTTGCGATGGCCAAGGTCCAGCTTGCCGCTGTCGGGGGCACGCCCGATGGCTGGAACTACGGGTTCGGCAAGCCGGCTGGGTGCAAGCGCATTGTGAAGGTAGCGGGGTCGGAAAACCCCAACGCGTCCGCCATCGCCTATCTGGACTTTGGCGGGCGCATACTGTCCGACCATGAAACGACATGGCTGGATTATGTCGACGGAACCGTGATCGACGAACCGGGCCGCTGGCCAGAGGTCTTTGCAGGCGCTCTGGCTGCGCGGCTTGCTTTCAAGGTCTGCCCGATCACGGGAACCGGAACGGACAAGCGCGAAATGCTGGAACGGACACAACGCCGCCTGATGGCGGAAGCCAGGCTGTGGGATGCCCAGCAGAATGGCGCGTGGACGATCCCGCCGGGTGAGTACGAGAATGCGAGGGCCGGATTCTCGCGCCGGTACATGCGCTGATGGCGAAGGCCAATCCTCCATTCTTCGCGTTCAATGGCGGCGAGGTCGACAAGGAAACGCTCGCGCGGGCCGATCTCGAGCTTTACGCCCGCACGGCAGAAACGATGGAGAACATCTTTCCCTACACGCAGGGAAAGATGGCCAAGGCTCCCGGCTCGAAATTCCTTGACGACATCACAGCCCTTGCGGTCGTGACCGAGGAAGATGGCAGCGTTGAACTGGATGAGGACAGCGACGAGGCCGTCACCGAGGGCGAAAGCCTTGGCATTCTGAGGCCCTTCGTCCGGGCCGGGTCTCTGGCCTATGTGCTGGAGCTGGCCGCAAACCAGATCAGGCTGATCGACAACGCGACAGAGGCTTACGTGCAGATCACCGGAACGGCCCAGACAGTTGGCGCATGGTCGGATCAGTCGTCGGCTCCGTCCACTGGAGGCGGCGCCCCGATCTCGTCAGGCTCCAGCGACATTGGCGATCCGTTCTATACCGACATCAACTATGAGTGGATCTCGACGACTGAGGGCGGCTACAACTCGGTGCTGCCGTAATGGGTATCACGGTCAGCGGCGCAGACGTGGCGTTCGTCACGACATCGGGCAGCGAAGCGGTGGCGCGCTCCAGCATCACCACGGCAAGCCCGAACGCAGAAGCGACCTTCCAGTTCGAGGTCGAAAGGCGTCCGCTGAAGATGCGGGCCGGGTCGACTGCCGGCGGGCAGGAGATATTCACAGACACGCTGCTTTACCCGGGCGTCTATGTGTTCACCTTCACGCCGGGCGTCTCGCCTTATTACGTGGAGTTCCGGTTGCCTGACATTGGCTATGTCGGTGCGGCGCAGGGCAAGGCCACGCTGGTTGGGTTCCAGGCGCTCCCTGCGGGCGACCTGCTGATCCCATCGCCGTGGCAGGAGAACGTGCTGCGGACGCTGAGGTTCGAGCAGAGCTTCGACGTGGCATGGATTGCGACAAAGTCTGTCCAGACGCGGGTGCTTGAGCGGCGTGGGGCCAAGTCATGGGGCCTGCGCAAGTACCAGCCTGAGAATGGCCCGTTCGCCAATCTCAACGTCACGACGACGACGCTGACATGCAGCAGCCGGACGGGCGAGGCGACGGTCACGGCGTCGGCACCGATCTTCAGGACGACGCACGCAGGGGCCCTGCTCAGGATACTGCATCAGGGCCAGTACATCACGGGATCGATCGACGCGATCAGCGAGTCGACGGACACGATCCGGGTCACGGGCGCCGGGGATAACCGCAAGTTCAATCTCACCATTACGGGCGTTTTCACGGGAACGCTGGTGCTCCAGCGCAGCGTCGGGAACGAGCTGAACTGGGTGACGTACCAGACCCACACCACGACGACGAATACGACCTATGACGACGACCTGGACAACCAGATCGTCTATTACCGCGTGCTGTCGACGGCATGGACCAGCGGCACGGCGGCGATCGAGATGACGCACGCCAATGGCCAGACCGAGGGCATCGCCCGCATTCACAGCGTTGCGGCGGACAATTCCTGCACGGTTGATGTGCTGAGCCCTGTGGGCAAGACAACGGCGACGACGGACTGGGCCTTCAGCGCCTGGTCGGATGTGGCCGGCTGGCCGGCTGCGATGGCGCTGGCGGACGGTCGCCTGTGGGCTGGCCGGGACGACAGGTTCTGGGCGTCGGAGTCGGATGATTTTGAGGCGTTCGGGATTGGTGTCGAGGATGATGATGCCTTCACCCGGCGCGTCACGGGCGGCTGGGGCTCTGCGGTGTGGATGGCGGGCGTGGGCCGCCTGATGATCGGCATGGATGCCCGCGAGGCGGAAATCAGCGTTTCGGCGCTTGATGAACTGTCGACGCCGACCACGGCCAAGAGCCGTCCCAGATCGCGCCGCGGTTCGGCATCGGCGCAGGGCCAGGTTGTGGATGAGGCGGTCGCCTTCATCGACCGTTCGCGGCGCAAGCTGTTCCGGATGGAACTGGAAGGATCGCAGTATCAGCTGGGCGAACTTACCCGGCTCAACCGGACGATTGCAGGAGCGGAAGGCACGACGAACGGATTTATCGAGTGCGCCGTGCAGTACAATCCCGAGCCGCGCATCTGGGCCCCGTGCGATGATGGCCGGATGGCGGTCCTGCTGTTCGAGCCGACCGAGGGCGTGGCGGCGTGGTGCCGGCTGGTGGATGACGACGCGTTCTATGAAAGCGTCTGCGTCCTGCCTGGAGATGTCGAGGACAGCGTCTATTTCGTGGTCAGGCGCACGGTGGGGGCGTCGACTGTCCGCCATGTCGAGAAGCTGGCTCCCGAGGCATGGGAGAACATGGAGGATGTCTGGCGGCTGCGATCCGCGGTCGAGTACAGCGGGGCGTCGACGACCAGCATCACGGGTCTCAGCCATCTGGAGGGTGAGACGGTCTATGCCTGGACGAACGGGTTCCAGCAGGGCCCGTTCACGGTGGCAAGCGGGGCGATTACCCTGACCTATGCCACGGAGTACGCGATTGTCGGCCTGCTCTATGAGGGCCGGTACAAGTCGCCACGCATTGTCGCGAGCGGCGCCATGGCGCAGGACAAGAAGATCGCCCGGCTTGGGATGCTGGTCTATCGGGCAGCGCCGGGCGCGCTCAAATGGGGCCGGGACTTCACGACGATGGCGACACTGACGGGGCCGAACCCGGCAAGCTTCGACAGCCCGATGGAAGAAATCACGGACGATGTGAACTACCCGTTCAACGGGGCGACGCAGAAGGATGCGCGGGTCTGCATCTCGATGCCGACCGCAGGGCCTGCGACGCTTCTGGGCATGGTTCCGCATGTGGAAGCGAACGAGCGGTCTGCGTGATTGCGTTTGAGGATCTGGACGGTTCCCATTTCGAGGAATGGGGGCTGGACACGTATCCGCATCCTTCGCGGGTTCTGGGCTATGCCTGCCGGCGGGATGACGAACTTGTCGCGCTGGGCTTTGTGGTTGTGGACGAGGACAATCGCTGGTGGGGCAGCTTCGGCAGCCGCGGGCGGTTCCCGGCAAAGAGCGTGCATCAGAAGACGCTTGAACTGTTTGCGGCGCTGGATCGGGCGGGTGTGCCGGAAATACTGGCGGTTGCCGATCCCGAGGTGGCGCGGTCACGTGAATGGCTGACGCGGCTGGGGTTTGAGCCAGGCGAGAACGAGGTATGGAAACGTGGCATTTCTGGTTCCTGTAGCAGCCGCGGTTGGCATCGGGCTTGGCGTAGCCGGGTCAATCAAGGGGGCCGAAGCCCAACGCAAGGCAGCGACGCAGGAAAGGGTCGCCGCTGACTTTGAGGCGACACAGCTAGAGGATCGGGCGAAGGATACGGTCGCGGCGGCCAGCTTCCGCGCCGATCGCATCCAGAAGCGCGCCCAGCAAATCCTGTCGACGCAGCGCGCCATGCTGGCAGCCAATGGCGGGGATACGACGGACGTGACGGCGCAGGCCATCACGGATGACACGATCCGCAAGGCTTCGCTGGACAGTCTGCTGGAAATGGCAAACGCGGAAAGCTCTGCGCAGAAGGACAAGCTGCGAGCAAAGATGACGCGCGAGACCGGCAAGCGGATGAGCGATGTGCGGCGCGATCAGGCCACAGGCACGTTGCTGAGCGGGTTTGGAGACGCTTTAAGCGGCGGCGCCAGCTGGGCGGAAAAGTACGGGCGGAAAAGTACGGTTAGCCGTTGATGGCACTTGATGATCATGGTCATGCGCCCATGGTCGGCCGGGTTGCTGCTGTTGCTGACCACGTCAAAGCCAGATGGGCAGGATTTCGGGGCTTGCTCGGCGCAATAGCGCGGCGAGTCCACGCAGGTAATCATGAACTGATCCGGCCCCATTGGGTGTGCTCGAACTGTCGAGAACATCGCGTCAGGGTCGGCTGAAACACATCCGCCAAGCATCAGCGCGGCGATCAGAACCTTTTTCATCCCTCTTCCCCGGTGGCAGTTGGCTCATGTCAATCCTAGCGCTGCAACGCATCGAGACGCAACACTGTCAGGTTGACGGCTGCGGCCAGCAAGTCGAGCAAATTCGGCAGGATGCTAGGACGCAGAACGAGATTGCGGTGGCCTACGGTGTTTCTCAATCCACCATCAGCAGAATCCAAACCAAACAGATTTGGGACTCCACCAAGCGGTCACGCACGCGTGGGAAGATCTAGTGGCCAAAATACCTAGAATCGAGCAGGTTGGCGAGTATCAGCCAAGCCGCGATATCGTTCAAGGCGTCCGCACGCCCGTGAACGATGGCATCGCGCGTGGCCTGCAAGACCTCGGCAAGGCGACGACCGAACTGGCCGACCGGCTCTACAAGGCCGACACGGACAAGAAGATCGTCGAGGCAAGCCGCAAGACACGCGAAGACCTGGACCGCGCCTATCGCGACATCACTGAATCCAGCGACATTCTCCCCGAGGACTACGAGAAGCACTATCGCGAGGAGTCCGACAGGATCATCTCCGCCAACGCCGAAATGGTCCCCTCGGGCGGGCGGGATATGTGGCGCGAGCGGGCCCTTGGCTGGCAGTCCGATGCGGTGATCCGCACCCGTGATGTGACGCGCCAGCGCCAGGTCGACAAGGCGCGTGCCGGGATTGTTGCCGAAACCGAGGCCATCGGCGCGCAGGTTGGCGATCTTTCCCTCAGCGAGAAGACGGTAGCCGACAACATCGCGGGCCAGCGCGGACTGATCGATCGGCAGGTTCGCGAGGGCATTATTGACGAGGAGGCTGGTGCGCGGCTTCAGGCGCAGCTGACGGAAATGGCCCTGAAGGATGTCACGATCCGGGTCACGTCCAACATTGATGAGCTGGTCCAGAACGGACAGGTGGCAGAAGCTCGCGCCCAGTTCATGGCGAACTACAAGCGGATCGATCCTGCGACACGCGCCGCGATCGAGAAGGGGCTGGACGCATCCGAGTTCGACAATCGCGTGGTGACGGAATCGGACAGGCTCTGGACCGAAGCCAAGGGCGACTATGGCCGCTTCATCAAGGAAGCGGGCAAGGTCAGCGATGCGCGCCTGCGTGTGAAGATCGAGGAGCGCGGGGCGCAGCTTCAGCGGCAGGCTGATGCGGCTGAGAACGCGCGGCAGGACAATCTGGAACGCAGCATGTGGGCGCATGTCGAGAAGGGCGGAACGATCGGCAATGCTCCGGCGTCACTGCGCGGGGCAATCGATCCGGACAGGCTGGGATCGATCCGCGCCTATGAGAATGCGCGCGATGCCGAGAACGGAATGAACGGCGCGCAAAAGGCGGCATGGTCTGCGGCAAGCTCGGGCTGGCGCAATGAACTGGAGTCGGCTGCGGCTATGCCGGCGAGCACGTTCATGCAGGATCCGAGCAAATGGTCTCCGCGCGACCGGGCAAAGTTCGAGGCTCTGACGCCCACCGACCAGAACGCCATCCGCGCCAAACAGGCTGACATGCGCGACCGCGGCAACACGCAGGACGAGGTCTCGAAGATCGAGGGCCAGCTTCTCGATGTCGCCAAGGTGGTGGCGGACCCGAAATGGGGTTTGCGCAGCAACGCCAACAATCGCCCCGCGGAGTCGGAGAAGCTTCTCGGGGAATTGCGCGGCCAGGCGGCGATGCTGGCGAAAGAGAACGGCGGCAGGCCGCTGACGCCCGATCAGGTGCGCTATGCCGTGGCCCTTGCGATGAAGGCGGCCGGCGAAAGCAAGAGCGATTTCGTCTCGTGGAACACGTTTGCGATGCGCGTTGACCCTGCCTTTGCAGAGAATGTTGCGGACACGATGGAATATGAGCAGGCCTTCAATGATCTGAGGGCGGCTGGTGACGGCGTCGATCCGACCTTCGAGGAAGTGCAGGAGCTTCTGGCTACAAGGCGTGGGGCGCCCTGATGCCAGTCATTCCCTTCAGCACATCGCGCGGCGTATCGCGAGCCGCTGACATCATCACCGAGCAGGCAGAAGAGGAAGAAGCCAAGCGCTACCGCGAGGCTTCTGACGCCAAGCTCGATGAGCTGATGAAGCAGAAGGTCAAGCGCTTCGACCATCTGGGCGGCAAGCCCATGATCGACGTTCCAGAGCCCGTGACGGGTGGCTGGAAGGTTCGCGATTCTGCTGTTGTCGAGGCTGACCCTTATCGGATTTCGGACGCCGATGCACAGGCATCCGGGCTTGACATGCCGATGGGTGCGGGCGGGCCGGAAAACCCGGCTGATCCTGCGGTCATGGCAATCATCAATCGCCGGAAGGCGGCGCAGTCAGCGAACCTTCGCGCATCTCTGATGCAGTCGACATCGACGCCGGACCAGGCTGCTGCGGATATCGATACGGCGCAGCGATTGGGCGTCGAGCGACTTGAGGTGGAAACAAACCGCAAGGCTTTCGATGTCGCGCGGGTGTCGGAAGAGATCAACAAGCTCTCTGATCGCGCCCCGTTCACCTATTCATGGCTGAACCGCAGCTTCGACCATCTGGAAGTCGCCCACGACGACATCGAGAACCTGAGCTGGTGGGAGCAGGCTGGGCAGTTTTTCTCGCCGGGGTCGCTCACGCTGGACGAGATGGGCAAGGCGCTCGCCACTGGCTTTGCAGATCGCCTGCCGCAGCAGCTTGCCGGTCTGGACAAGATGGCGGCGGATACGAATGCGGCCATCTACCGGTCCCTGCCTGACTGGTTCCCGTACAAGGCCGAACTTGTCCGCGGGCAAGTCGAGCGCAGCAATGAGGCATGGTCGAGCGCGCTGATCGCGAATGAGCGGGTCAAGGCCAACGCATCGCAAGGCGAAACCTGGATTGAGCGCGGTATCTACTCCGCCATGGAGTCGGCCCCGAGCACTGTTGTGGCGCTTCTGGCGGGGGTTGTGACACGGAACCCAGCCGTTGCGACAAGCGGCCTTGGCGGCATGACTGCGGGCGGCGCCTATGTCGATGCGCAGGAGGAGGGCCTTGCTGACGGTTCTGGTGTCCGCAGTCTCGAGGACCGGCTGCGCTATGCGCTGACACAGGGCGGCATCGAAACGGCAACCGAAATGCTGCCGATGAAATTCCTTCTGGATGATCTGGCCAAGGACACGCCGCTTTTCAAAACGTTCTTCAGGCAGGCCGCTGCGGAGGGCATTTCCGAACAGGCTGCGACTTTCCTGCAGGACGCCTCGACCTGGCTGGAGATGAACCCGGACAAGACGCTGGGCGAGTTTCTGGCCGAACGTCCGAACGCGGCGCTGGAAACGCTTGTGGCGTCCACTGTCATGTCGGGCGTGCAGACCACGATTGCGCAGGGGATGCAGGCTGCCGGCGACAAGATCGACCAGACGGCGCAGCAGAAGCGGGCCGAACAGCTCGCCAAGACCTTCGACGCGATGGCGCAGAACGCCAAGGACTCGAAGCTGGCGCAGCGCCTGCCGGAGAAGTACCGGCAACTGGTAAACGAGGTCACGAAGAACGGCCCGCTGGAAAGCGTCCGGATCGCTCCTGAAGCCATCACGTCACTGGCGCAGGAGAAGGGCGTCAGCGTCGAGCAACTTGCGCAGGCCTTCCGCATCGACCCGAACGAACTGGTCACGGCGATCGATACTGGCGAGGATGTGGTCATCCCGGCGGGGAACTACGCCGCAGGCCTGTCGACGGCAAAGAAGGAGATCGGTGTTTCGGGCGAGACAATTCACGCCGGGCTGGCCAAGGATATGCGCCTGCGGGCGCATGACTTCACGGCGCGCGAGAGTGAGGCGGCAAGGACGGCATTCGAGGCGGAGGCCAAGGCCCGCGAGGAACGGCGCGCGACAGATGAAGCGTTTGCCGACAGTGGCGACCGGGTGCGCAACACGATCCGCGAGCAGATCACATCGACAGGTGTGTTCAATGCTGACGCCGCGAATACGCAGGCCGAACTGATCGGGGCCATGGTCGAGACGCTGGCAATCAACACGCAGGCCGATCCCGAGGCGCTGTGGAAAGAGCGAGGCTTCGACATCGTCGCCAGCCTGAAGGGCGAGGAGGCCGACGCCGTCAGCCTTGCGCAAACAGCTATCAACGAACTGGCCAACCCACCCGGATTTGTTACAGGCAAGGACAAGGCCGGGAAGCGCCGGACCTTCTCCCCGCGCGACATCGTGCTCGGCTACAATGACGGCGACACGTCGCTGGACATGATGCTGGACTTTGATGTCGAAGGAGAAAACGCGACCCGCAACCTCAATCTCCTGTCGTCGAATGTGCGTCGGAGCGTGCGGACGGCCATGGCGGAGGGCCAGCTTGAAAGGTTAGCAGAAACCTGGGGCGTGACCCCGGATGAGCTACAGGCATTTGCAAAACCCCGCTGGGGCGCCGGCGCGTTTGAAGACCTGATGGCGGACGTCGTCGATATCGTGGAGCGCGACAACCGGCTGGGGCAGGCTCCTGGCCTTGAGCAGGTGGTGCAAAGGCTGGCCGCGCGCGGTCACGCCACGACGGCAAATGCGCTGAAGGTCAGACTGTCCAATGCGCGCACCGGGAAGGGCGATGGCGCTCTTTCGGAAGCGATGCGGGAGCGGGTGCGCGGCCTGCAATTTGCGCGCGGTCGTGGCGCGGCGCAGGGCAAGGCTCTGGCGCAGTCTGGCTCTCGTGATCTCCCTATGGATGAAACCTCTCGAATGCAGAGAGCGAGAGAGCAGGGGTTTGATGTCGATACGCCGCTGTATCATGGGACGGACAAGAGCTTCGATGAGTTTTCAGCCAACCCGAGAAACCGCAATGATACGGGCCACTATGGCAAAGGCACCTACTTTTCTACTCAGCCGGGCGAAGCCAACTATTTCGCAGAATGGTCGCCCGGCGCAGATGCGCCTTCACCCACGGCCAGAGTTATCAAGGCTTATGCCAGAGGAAAACTTTTCGACGTAACCGATGGCGGCGATGTCACGCAAATTGTACCCGACTTCTTAGAGTCCGTAAAAGGACTAAAGGGACTCCCCAAGCAGATCGAAGAACTTTCTAAGCTGTGGGACGATGCAGTTGCAAAGGTCAACGTTGAGCAAATACGCGTTCAGATGGACCCATATTCGCGCCGAATGAACCATAGCATTCCAGACGAAATGATCGACGCTGACGGTGTAGCAACTGTGTGGACTGATGCAGATTCAGCGGCTGCCATCTATTACCCGAGCAAAAAGGATGCTGTTGCTGATCTTGCATACCGTCAGTTGTCGCGAGATGGGGTTCGCTTTCCAATGACTGTTGCGGCTGCCATCCAGCGCAATATCGGGGCGGATGAGTTTTCTAAGCTTCTCAAACAAAACGGGTATGACGGCGTTAGAGCTGGAGATGAGGTTGTTATCTTCGACCCCGCAAACATCCGTTCTGTAGACGCCGCCTTCGACCCCTCCGAAACAC